TTCAATAGCTTTATTGGCTTGCAATTGCCATTGTTCGGGGATGCCCAATTTAACAAGGCTCATATACATCTGCACATCATTAATAGAGGTACTAAGTATGTCAAACTGTTCGGGAGTAATCATGTAATAATTACAATATTCATCTTTAAAGACAGGATTATTAGGTTTAGTATTATTAAATCCCTCCCGTATATGGTAGCGCATATTAGAAACAGCGTGCATAGGCGTACCTGTATAATCGCAAAGGTGCAAATCAACGAATATTTTGAATTCGGGAAATGCCTTTAATATCTCATCATGTATACAGCCCCCGCTTATCATATTTCGGTCACCTCTTTTGCCTGATAGGTATACGCTGCCAGTAATACTAAAATCTTGATGTCCGTTTTTACATTCGTCATCTAACCGAATGTTGCAAATAACGTCTACAATTCGCCCATCTATTACTGTGGTACGTGTTTCGTTGTAACGTAGTGAATTACTTTTGTCCATAATCTTGTTAAGCCCTGTTATTGACTGGCTATGTCATTTAGTTTGTGATACAAATATACTACAATGGTTGTATAGTTTCCAAATAAATTATAGTCTTTAACAAATCATTAACAAAACAAAGCAAGTCTATATATTAGCTGTAAAATCGGATAGGCTTACGAAAGAATTTACGCCCGACAGGCTAAAAGTAATTTTACATTACCGCCTCACGATATTGTGTAGGATGACACCAACAGGTAGGGAGCATCAGAAGCAATAAGCAATGTCATCAATCCCAACCTTTGCCAGTACTAAAGCTGCAATAAGGGGGATTATAGGGGGTTCATGACAAACTAAAACGTAGTACAATAGACTGCCAGCCATAGCAAAGCGGTGGCGACTAAACACCGATAAAACACTACCCTATTACAACCCATAAACACCACTACAAAACAGCATAGGCTTATAAGGTAATTCAACACCCAGCCAATGATATGACATTTGTATCATGGCGTTAGATGTTACGACACTAAAATACGATAAATACCTAAGACCAACGCACTTAGAGGACCTGATAGCGTTCTTCAACGGTGAAGCTGAAAACACTTACGCAGCCGTTGACATTACAACAGCAAAAGCCGCATTCATAGCCGCAATAAATACCGCAATAGATACTATCATTGATAGCGGAGATACCGATGCAACAAAGAAAACAAACGCACACGCTGCCATACTATCAAACCTGAATAGCAACATTAGCAACTCTTACACCGTCAATAAAACGGATGTATTCACAGAGGCTAAGACACAGTTAGTAGCTGCAATAGTAGCAGATAGTACCAATTTTGGCAACTTTGATAGACGATGTAATGGTTCGGGAAGATACCCAGCCAACAGAGATGCAGACGAAGCAACAGATAATACAACACCTAAACATTGCCCTTCATGCGATGGTTTTGGATATACAAGTATAGCAAATACACCCTCAAATTATTGGAGCGTAACAACAACTTTTTAAGATATGGCAGGAGGTAGACCAACTAAATACAGTATTGAATTAGCTACAAATATTTGTGCTGATATTGCAACATCATCTATTAGTCTTAAATCTATATGTGAAAAGTATAATATTGGAGTAAGTACTGTATGGGAGTGGTTAGCTGATAAGAAAGAGTTTACGGATATGTACGCACGCGCAAAGCAAGAGCAAGCCGATTATTTAATAGAAGAATTGCTAACCGTTGCTAATAATGACAGCAAAGACGGCACTCCATTTGTAGGGGGCAACTTTATACAACGTGATAGGCTAAAGATTGATACAATGAAATTTATTGCCAGCAAATTAAGACCTGATAAGTATGGGGATAAGCTGAATTTAAACGGCAATATTAGCATTGTACCTATTTCAGGTATGGAAATAAAATAACCGCCTTATGGATGGGCGTAAATTGCTCTTTGACACTAACGGGAACGACAAGCAGAAACAGGTATGTAAATACTGGATTGACGCCACCAGTACGGATATTGTGTATGGTGGTTCAAAAGGTAGTGGCAAATCATATCTGGGCGCAGCGTTAATATTTGGGGATGCTTTTATGTACCCTGAAACGCACTATTTCATAGCAAGAAAGCAATTAAACGACCTAAGAAAGTTTACTATACCTACAATACATGAAGTATTTAATAGCTGGGGAATAACAGATGGTTATTATAGCTATAACGGGCAAGATAACTACTATCAACTGCATAACAAGAGCCGTATATACTTATTAGACGGCAAGTATATACCATCCGATCCTTTATATATGCGCTTCGGTAGTATGCAAATGACAAGGGGCATGATTGAAGAGGCTGGAGAGTTTGAGGAAGATGCGAAAAACAACCTTAGCGCCTCAATAGGGAGATGGAAGAACGGAGTATATAAGTTAACGGGGAAGTTATTGCAGACCTGTAATCCGTCTAAAAATTACCTATATAGAGAATACTACCTAAAGCATAAAAACGGAGAGCTTGAAAGCTGGAAAAAGTTTGTACAGGCATTCCCAGAGGATAACAAGATGTTACCTGATGGGTATTTACAAAACCTTTACCGAACACTAACACCTAACCAAAAAGAAAGGCTGTTATATGGTAATTGGGAGTATGACGATGACCCAACTGTATTATGTGATTATGACGCTATTTGTGATGTGTTTAATAACGAGCATGTAAAAGGAACGGGGCAAAAGTATATAAGTGCAGATTTAGCGATGCAAGGTAGAGATAGTTTTGTTTGTGGCGTATGGGATGGCATGGTGTGTGATTTATCGGCAGGTATAGACCAAGCGAAAGCCACAGGCAAGAGCATAGAAACAGACCTTAAGAACCTGATTATTACGCATTCTGTACCACGTTCCCAAGTTGTTGCGGATAGTGATGGGCTAGGGAGTTATTTAGTCAGCTACCTATCAGGCATAAAAGAATTTCATGGTGGGAGTAGTGCGGTAAATAAAGTAGAATACGCCAACATAAAAAGTGAATGCGCTTACAAGCTGGCAGAATTGATAAACGATAGGAAGATACGGATAAAGTGCAATAGTGAGCAGAAACAACGCATTATAAACGAATTAGGGCAGCTAAAAGCTGATAACATAGATAATGACGAAGGCAAAAAGCGCATTATTAAAAAGGATGAGATGAAGGAACGGTTAGGGCATAGCCCCGACTATTTAGACATGCTCATTATGAGGATGATTTTTGAAGTACAAACATTTAAAATAAAAGCATACGCAAGATAATAACATGATATTTACTAACCCACAGCAGATTTTTGATATAATCAACAATAACCCCAACAGGGATATGATTATTATCAGCCGTAAGATAGCCGATAGCTTGCGAAAGTATGTTACTGGTGAGGGACTTATTGAAAGTATGGAGCATCTGCCATTCTTTGAGAAGTCAGATGTATTCGATATTAAGAAGAAGATAACCAAGACTACCAAGGACCTTATAGACAGGCTATTACAACCAATAGATAAAGTATTTAACGCTAAAGGTGGTCTTAAGATACTTAATACATCGGAAAGCAATGATGAGCCGTTAGCCGAGTATCTGAAGGTAATACGCAGAGGTTTATCTGTTACTGAATGGATTGATAGTGTGGCACTCAAAGCCTATTTAATAGACCCTATGGGCTTAATACTTACCGAAACAGATGCAGACGGTAAGGCATACCCAACGTATAAGAGTACAGGCTGTATATACGACTATGAATTAAACGGTAGGCAACCCGAATATGTGATATTTGAGTTAGAGGTAGACGATATTAAGCAGCTTATATCATTAGGCATATTAACAACTGATGACAGCAAAAAGCAAGTATTCAGGGTAATAGATGATGCAAGGGAGTACTATATAACCAAATCTAACGACACATTAACCGTAGCTGATTTTATAGAGCATAATTTCACTAAAGTACCAGCTTTAATAGTATCAGATATTCCTGTTTATGACAGCCCGTTATATGAAAGCCCATTGCAACCAGTTAGTGAGCTGATAGCAACATATTTCAGGGATAACACCGATTTACAACTATACAAGAAATACCAAGCGCACCCGAGAGAGTGGAGCATCGAGTTAACATGCCCTAAATGTGAGGGTACTAAAGTGCATGATGGCGAAGAGTGTAATTACTGTGATGGTACGGGCATAAAAGCGCATATCAAACCATCTGAAAGGATAAGCGTAGCAATACAGGGTGATGGTAAAGCATTAGCACCTACACCCCCGGGTGGATTTTATACCGCACCTATTGAGGCAGCCGATTTTATGGTTAACCAATTAGAGGCGAATAAAGAGGAATTAGATGTTACATTCTGGGGTGGTTCATTAGAAAGAAAATCAGACGGTAAAAGGGATATAGCTAATACAGCAACTGAAATACTGATAGGTGAAAGGGCTAAAGAGCCGAAACTACGGAAGTTTAGCAAATGGGCGCAAAGAATAGAAAGTCACATAGTAGATACCGTTAAACAGGCAATGCTGCAAGATGATAGCCCGAGCGTGATATTGTACGGTGAAATATACATACATGGCACTATTGAGCAGCTAACAGAGTATTACCAAACCTTAGTACAGAAGCAAGCCCCTGTAACCCTTTTAGATGCTACTTTGATAGATGTTTATGAGAGTAAATACAGCGAGTACCCTGTGGCATTATTGAACGCTAAGAAGCTGATGCAGGTAGAGCCATTTGTACATAATAGTATAGCGCAGGTTGTTAATTGGAATATCCATGATGATATAAAAGCCATGAAAGTGTATTATGGCGAATGGGTAAAGACAAAGAACCAAAACGATATTCTAAGGGGTACGGTGGAAGCGTTGAAAGCTGAATTAAATACCTACGCTATGTCAAAAGGTATGGCAGCATGATGAGAGAATTGAAAATGCAACTTGATAATGCAAGACAAGAGATAGCGAGAGCAAATATGTACCAATCGCCAGTATTTATATTCTCTAATACATTGTGGGGCGCAGACAATATTAAGATGCGGATAAAATATGAATACCTACATAACAAGTCAACCAATTAAATAAACATACAATGGCAAAACAAGACAGAGGTTCTGTTGAGGTAGCTCAAGACGAACCAAAAGCAACAGTAAAAAAGCAAAATCAGCTCCCTTCGTGGGATAAATTCCTGATGGATGTACAACCCGTACATGGCAAAGAGAAAACCTACAAAATGACCTGTATCAGGATTGAACGTCAGTCGGTATCTGATGAAGAAACAGTAAACATTTTAAATTCTCATTCACATTCTACCCTTAGAAGGTTTTACCCTCAAGGTGAAAAGAAAGTAGGTGATGAAGAAATTGTAACCGTTAACTAAAAAGCGTAAATCATGTTAAAGCAAGAACACATAGACAAACTAAAAGCATACGGTTTTGATGTAGATGGTATTACCGAAGCTATAAAGGCAGATACAGAGGTAGATATTACTATCCCTGATACTATCTATACATCAGAGCAAGTGGCAGAAATTCGCACAAAGGCAAAGAAAGAAAGCAGCGATGCGAATATAAAAGCAGGTAAAGAAATACTTATCAAAGACCTTAAATCAAAATTAGGGTTAGAGTTTGAAGGTAAAAGCGAAGATGCGTTTATAGAAGCCTATAAAGAGCATATTTTAAACGAAGCAAAAATAAAGCCTAACGAACAGGTAGATGCAGAAAAGAAGCTACGTTTAGAGCGTGAAAAGACCATTGGGGAGCTTACCGAGCAGCTTAACAGCATCAAAGCCACTTATGAGGCTGATAGCTTTAAAAACAGCCTTATTACGTCATTGCCTGATAATATCAGCGAGGTACTAACTAAAGAGCAGTATGTAAAATTGATTACTGGCGATTTGGAAGTAAAAAAGAATGGTGATACTACCGAGTATTATTACAATGGCAAGCTGCTTGAAGATAAGGACTTTAAAGCCCTTGATTTAAAAGGTGCTGTAAATGCCATATTTGCGCAAAACCCATCATGGGTAAAGCAAGAGCAACAACAGCAAGGCGATAAAGGCAAAAAGCCAGCATTCGGGGATAGTTACTCAAAAGGTAAGGCTTTCAATAACCTGAAAGATATATCCGAGTACGCTTCTGCTAATGGTATTAATGAAGGTAGTGAGCAATGGGCTACCCTACTTAATCAGGCAATGGCTACAAATAAAAACTTTGACCTTTCAGTAGCATAAATAAAAAATACGCTTTGGTTTCAATGGCTCATCCTTTTTAGGGTGGGCTTTTTTTGTATAGGCTTATAGGGTAATGGAATGTTTTTTGTGTGGGTGGATATTTGTATTGTGAATAGCGGTGTCTATGAACGGCAGAACGGGTGGTATCCCATATTATACTACGGTGTGGTAGTTATTTTCTCACAAATAAACAATGGCAGATAAAACCGCTTCGGCGTTACTCGCAGCACAGGCGAAGATAACGCAAGAGTTCGCAAATGCAGAAACTCGTGAACAAGCTAACCCAATCTTAGCTACGGGCTTAAAGAACTCAAACTACCTGATGACTGATATTAATAGCATCAGGGAAAGTACAAAAAGAACCGTTTACGGTTATCAACGTGTAAAAAAGACAGCAACAGCAGCTACTACACGTTCTTACAACTTTACAGGCTCACAAACAGACACAGCGCAGGTAACGCTTTCATGGGTTACTAAAGCTGAAAAATTCAGCGTGTACCACAATGCAAGCAATGATAACATCTTCAACAAAATGACAGATGATATTGCTTAT